GTCTTATGGCTTCAATGGCAAAGATTAATGTGATGTCAATAATAGCTATGGAAGATGCAGTATTTACAGAAACAAACATATCTGGTGAGATAGAATCAGGACAATATCGTAAAGGTAGATTCGCTGTAAACTATTTATCGCCAGGTACACAAGTCAGTAAACCTGCATCAAATGTTCCTTATCAAATTTTCCAACAGATAGATAGAATAGAACGACAACTTCGTGTTGGTGGTTCTTACCCTGTTTCTGATGATTCACAGTCTCCACTTAGCTTCGCAACTGGTAGAGGATTAGAAGAACTAGGTGCAAGTATGTCTCTAATGATTAGAGAATATCATACTGTTATGGCTGATGCTATAGAGATGATTGATTCTAAGAGATTAGAGTGGGATGAGAAAATGTATGGTGGTAAGACAAAAGCATTATCTGGTTATATGGATAATAAATTTTACTCTGAAACATACAATCCATCACTTGACATACAAGGATCATACAAGACACGCAGAGTGTATGGTGCTATGGCTGGTTATGATGAACCACAAAAGATTGTTACAGGTTTACAGTTACTACAAGCTGGTATCATAGACACACAAACTCTACAAGAAAACTTAGATGGATTAGATAACCTTGTTAGAGTGAATGAAAGAATTACAAAAGAAAAAGCAGATAAAGTTTTATTTGACACATTATTAGCACAAGCCCAACAGGGTGATGCCAAGGCAACTATGGCTGTTGTACAGATAAGAAAAAATCCAGATGATATGCAAAACATATTGGATAAATTCTTTACAGCAGAAGAACCAGAGATACCAACGGCAGAACAAGAATTGCTTGGAGGTGCGACCCAACCACCACTAGGTCCACCACCAGGCATAGCTCAACTATTACAAGGTATGGGTGGATAATGTCAGTTAATAAATTATTTGCAGATATAGTAGACAACTCATTAGGTGATGTTGATGAATTAGGTGATGATATATTAATGGAAGAAGAATTATTCCAACCAAGAATATTTCAAGATCAAATGCCACCACTAATGTTTCCATTTGGTTATATGATAATTAGTTCAACTTTTATGTATTATGATGATGAGGATGAAGATGGCAACGAGGAGTTCTAGTAATAAAGGTACAGATAGGAGAGCCTTAAATGTACCACCACCAGCAAGAAATACACAAGATAACACACAAGCTGTTAGAAGAATACCTGGTATGGGTTATGGTGAACAACAAGCATTAACTGAACAGCAACAAGCTGCACCATTACCAAAAGCAACAACTCCACAAGCACAACCAAGACCTGTTAGACCAATGCCACAAATGGATGTATTTGCACAGACACAAAGACCATCAGAACCTGTTACATCAGGATTACCTTTTGGACCTGGCATTACTCCACAACCACAACAACAAGTATTAAAAGCTGAAGAAGTAAGAGATTTTATATACAACAGTTGGCTGGAAACAGGAGATGACAGCTTACTAGAATACATCTAATGGTTACACCAGAAGAAGCAAATAGACTTAGTGCTATACAACAGCAAAGTGCTAATGTTCCTGGTTCAGTATTAGTACAAGCTACTAAAGCACAAGCAGATAATTCTTTTGTAGATGGTCTAACAGATTTTTTTAGCAAAGCTAAAGAAAAAACTTATGGTGCATTAAAGAATGCTGTCTTTGAGCAGTTTAATGTAAATCCAGATACAGGTGGATTTGGTGAGTTAGCTGTTAAAGGTGGATTACTAGGCGTTAGAGCATTATATGAAAATGTTATAGCAGAACCTATAAGAACTATTGGATTAGTACAACAAGGTGCAACATTTTCTGAAGCATATAAGAAAGCACAGATAGAACCATTTGCATATTGGAGAGAAGCAAAAGAAAAAGGACAAAAGATTGATTTAGGTACAGCTTTATTCCAATCTACTGATCCTGAAAAAACACAGACATATAGAGATTTAATAGACAAAGGTGCAGACCCAATTAGAGCAAGACAGATTGCTGCTGCATCTCTTGGAGTTAATGTATTTGACAAAGTATTTGAACAAGAAAAAGTAGCACAGTTTGATGGAGATAGAGCTGCTGCGTTAATTGCAAGAGGTAAAAGCCCACATATGACACCTGGTCGTGTGATATTTAAACCATTAGAGTTTATTGCAGGTCCTGAAGATAGAGCATATGATTTTTATACAGGACTTATTGACTTAGGTCTTAACTTACTTGACCCTACCTTTTGGGCAGGTAAAGCAGTTAAAACTGTAAGAGCAGGTAGAAGTATGCTAACTCTCACAGATGAAGGTGCTGATGCTATGGGTCTATTTAAAAATGGTTTTGTTAGAAAGTCATTTAGTAGAACTTCTGCACAAGAAGCTATAGATGGAAAACTTGGAGATGAGTTAGCAAAGTTTTTGTATGCTAACAAAGATAATCCAGATGAAATACTTACAAGGTCTAATTTTAAATTAGTTAATGAGTTTGTTATAAAAGATGAAGCATTATCAGATGACTTTGCAAAATTTTCTAATGAGTTATTTAATTTAAAAAATGGATTAGATGAACAAGAAGCTATTGCAGCAGTTAAGAAAATATTGACCCCTAAAGTATTAGCAGTTGCTACAGAAGGTGTAGTTCCTAAAGTACAAAAGGTAGGAACATTCAGAAGGGCATTAGATGATTACTTTGGAGCACAATATACTACAAAGCTAAGTGCAAACAATCCAGATAAATTAATTGTTGAGTATGTAAAGTTTTTAAAACTATTAGACCCAGCAGGAGAAATAACTAATCGTAGTAAAAGAGTAAAAGATATGATTGTAGAGTTAAGCGAACTAGAAACTAAAAATCCTGCTCGTAGAGGTTCTGCAATAGTTAATAGAGTTATAGATGATTTTTCTGATTTACGAACAATATATAAGAACGAATTAGAAGCAGCAGGAAAACTTACAGATAAAAATAATAAGCTAGTTGATGATGTATTTACTGTGTTACAAAAAGTATTAAAAGAACAAGATGATGCACAACAGACATTACCAATACTAAATAAGTTTGGTGGTGTGTGGGATCAGTTTGCAGGGTTTATGAAAAAACACCCAGAGTTTAGTAAATTGTCAGATGAACAAATAGATGAAATAGCTAAGACAACATTTTCTAAAAATGTTTTAGAATCTGCATTAACACAAGATTTAAAATTACAAAATCCTAGCCAAGTAATTAAATTAACAAATAAGCTAGATAAAAGTTTTAATGGTAGATACAGAGATGCATTAGGCATTGTTGGTGAATCAGCAGTTGGTAGAGCATTAGATACTTATGTAGGAACTATATTTAAACCTTTAGTATTGCTTAGACCTGCTTGGACTGTACGAGTTATAGCAGAGGAACAATTAAGAGCTGTAGCAAATGGTGCGTTAGGTGTATTAGACCACCCAATAGGACTACTTGCTAGAATTTTTGATGACAGTATTGGTGTTAGAGGAAGTTATGCAAAAGAAGGTTGGCTAGATACAAGTATGTTTAAGTTAGGCATATCAGAATCAGCAACAGGCAGAATAAGCAAATCAGTATTAAAAGATGGCAATAGAGTTATTTTAGATAACAAAATCAAGTACATACCTGCTAATAGACTGCAAAACATAGAACAATGGGGATTAGGACAATGGCGTGTAATTAACTTACTAAGGTCAGATACATTAAGTAAAAAGGTTGCATCAATAGAATTGTCTGATGATCCTGCTAAAGGATTTGTAGAACTTACTACAGCACTTAAAACAGAAGGTAACGAATATAGAGAAGCTATGTTAAATCTTACAGCAGGTAACAGCAACTTACTTAAAATATTACAAAACAAAAATGGTTTGACTAAAAAAGAATATGATGAAGCTATTGCAACATTTGTAGAAGGACTAAGAAATAACCTAAAAGGTTTTCTTTCTAATGATGGTAAAAGTATAAATCCTGATCTTTACGACCTTGTTGTAACAGGTACATTTAAAAATGCAAAAGGCGAAACAGTTAGCTTAGATACTGCAAGAAATATTGGTGCTAAACAATCAGATTTAGAATTACTCTCGCAAGATGCTTTGTTACCTAAAGAAGCTAGAAAATTACAAGAAAAAGCTACTGCATATGAAGATAATGTAAGAAAACAATTTTTAGATAAATTTGGTGGAGAAGGTGTGTTACCAGACACAGTAGATTATCTTGCAGAACCTATATCAGTACCTAAAGGTTTTTATGATAAGATAACTGAAAACCTGTTTAGTTGGTTTATGACACAACCTACAAACACTATGTCAAGAATACCTGTGTTTAAATCATCTTATTGGAAAAAATCAGAGGAATTAATTTCTATCAGTTCTGAAGGTGTAAAACAAAAAATTATAGCAGGTGCAGAAAAAGCAGGACTTAATAAAAAAACTATAGAGCGTATGAAAAAAATTACATCAGGTGGAGAAAATGGTATTGATGATGCAGAACTTATAGAAAGAATGGCTAAAGGTTTTGGTGTAGATCAGACTAAAAAATTATTGTATGACATAACAGAACAAAGAAGATTTTGGGAAACAAGTCGTTGGTTGTTCCCATTCGGTAATGCGTATCAAGAGGTGCTAACTACTTGGTTAGGTATTATGAAAGCTAATCCACAAGTTGCTGCAAGAACAGGAACTATATGGGATGGTGCAGCACAAGAGAATGATGCGTTTGGACCAACAGGTAAAGGTATATTTTATAAAAACCCTATTAACGGACAAGTAGTATTTAACTATCCAGGCACAGGATTGTTACAAGATTGGATGTTTAAAGATGCTCCTAATCAAGATGTACGAGTAAATATGCCTGTGTATGCAGAGAGTATAAACATAGCAGCAGGACTTTTACCTGGTTTTGGACCTGTCGTACAGATACCTGCTTCTTTCATATTTAAAAACTTTCCAGAGGAAGGATTAGTAAACAAAATATTATTTGGTGAGTTTCCACCACTAGATGTCAATAACAAAGATGAATGGACTAAAGCATTAGGTCTTAAACCTGCTTGGGCAGATAAATTTATAAAACTTATATTTAATCAAGGAGAAAACGCACAAGGTGCATTTGGTAATACTGTTATAGACACATACAAAGCATTGTTATATGCAGGTGTTATTGATGACAGTACAGAGGAAAAGGCTAAAGAAGGTATGCAAATAGCAACTGATGCAGCAAAACAAATATTTTTATTTAGAGCAGTATCACAGTTTATAGGACCTGCTGGTGCAGCTTCTCCTATATTTGAATTAACAGATAAAAACTTAGATTATTTTATGTTTGAAACATTAGCTGATGAATACAGAAAAATTAAAGAATCTGTAAATTATGATGATGGAGAAGCCACAAGAATATTTGTAGAAACATATGGTATCAACCCACTACCTCTTACAGTATCTAAAACTATATCTATAGAGAAATACCCAACAACTGTAGAAGGTGCAAACTGGATGAAAGAAAATATGGAACTATACGAAAAATATCCATTGGTTGCTTGGTACTTAGAACCACCACCAAGTTATGCAGAGTTTTCTTTTGATGCTTATAAAAAATCTTTGTTAGAAGGTGCAAGAGTATATAGAACACCTGAACAATGGGCTATAGCTAAAAACAAATTATTAGGATCAGTTGCATTAGAACAATACGAAAGAACAATAAATATTGTAGGTAATAATACAGCACCAGCTAAAGCATTGAGAGATGCAAAGAAAAAAGAATTAGAAGAAAGATATTGGGGTTATGGACAACCAAGTATTGTAGGTTCTCCTAACAAACCAACTATAGAACAACAGATAGACCAGTTAGTTAAAATGACTAATGACCCAGAACTACAAAGTTTTGAAACAATACAAGCAGCTAAAAAGTATTTAGCTATTAGACAACAAGTTATTGATGCTTTTGTTAGTGCAGGTAAGTCAGAAACTATTTGGAAAACAGGTAAAGACTATGCAGGTGTAAGAGCAGCACTTAGGCAAGAAGCAAATAAAATTATTGCAGAAACACCTAAGTTTGGTCCTATGTTTGATACTCTATTATCAAGAGAAATAGAACCTGAATATGAAGATGATTTAATAGTACAATTAGGATTAGGAAAATAATGACAGAAAAAGAAAAGTTTATATCAGAAATACTAGCACTTGTAAAACAACCTTTAGCAGGTGAAAACCCTATTGTACCTACTGAAGCACAGATTGCAGAGTTACAAAAAGCAGATGGTGTAGAAGATGCAATATTAATTGCTAATAACTTTGGTTGGAGTGATTATGTAGTTCAATGGAGTTTAAATCAACCAACAGACCAACAAGATAGTGTAGCAACAGCATTACAAGCAGCATTGACAGGACAACAAACAAATTTTCTTGGTGTAGATTCCAACACAGTAATTAATTATGGTGGTGATGTTACAACTATTGGTGCTTTTGCTAGTAACTTCTATGTTGATGGCGACCAAAATGCACCTGAAGCATTAATGCCAGAAGAAATAAGAGTAATACAAGCAGACCTTATAAATGCAGGTTTGTTAGGAAGTAAAGTAGGCAGACCATTTAGAGCTGGTGTATGGGGTAAATTTGATAGAGCTGCTTTGTATGATTTAATGTCATTAGCTAATCAAAATGGAGAAGGTAAAGCAGAAAAAGGTTGGCAAACCACATTACAGTTGTTTCTTGACAATCCATTAATAGAACCACAAAAGGCAACACCAGGGTATTTACCACCAGATTATACTGCAATAAGTAATAGTGTAAATAATTTGTTTGAACAAGAGTTAGGTAGAAAACCAAAGCCATATGAGGTTAAGTTGTTAGCTAATACTTATTTATCAGAAGCACAATCAGCGTATCAACAAGACCTTAGCTTTGCACAAACACCAGATGAAATAATGGCAACAGCACAATCATTAGAGGAGTATGGAAATCACATACAACCAGAAGTAGAAGAAGGGGTTACAGCAATCGATCCTGGTGCTAGAATGCTAGATGTATTTAATAAAGTAACAGCAAAAGAACAGGAAAGGTTAGGTGCGAATCGTGATATTCAAGCAACTAATCGTATCATTCTTAATAGCATCACAGGTGCTCCACAATAGTATTATGGTAGAAGAAGTGAACAACGATACAAACCCAGCATTAATAGATATATATTTAGAAGCATTGAAAATGCAAGAAAGCACAGGTAATTATCAAGTATTGCACACACCATCAGTAATAAAAGATGTTGTAACAGGTAAGCCAGTTAGAGTACAAGGACTAGGTGCTTATGGAATATTAGATATAAACTGGAAACAATGGGCAAGAGAAGCAGGATTAGAAGGTGCTGATTGGCACGACCCTAACGCACAAGATACAGTTGCAAAATTTAAAGCACAACAGTATTTTGATAGATTTAATTCTTGGGATTTAGTATCTGTCGCTTGGTTTGCAGGTCCTGAAAAATCTAAAGAGTTAGTTAAAAATGGAACTATTGATTTTGACAAAACAGATGTTAATGGTCAAAGTATTAAAGATTATGTAGATGAAATGAATACAAAAATTGCTGAAGAATTAATGACAATGGAAGTGCCAATGGAAACATTCCAAATGCAACCAATAATACAAGGACCACAAACTAATCCTGTTATAGATAAACAAAGAAAAAATCAAGAAGTATTTGCTGCACAAGTATTAGATGCTATGACTAAAGCAAATGCAGGTGGTATGCGACCAAGTTTTGAATCACAAGTACCAGAATATGAAGGTCGTGGAGATTTTGCTGATGAAGTTGTAGAAGCAAAAATTAAAAGAGGTGAGATTAGATAATGAAATTTAATTTATTAGGACAAAGAGGACCACAAGGACAAACTAATCCTGATGCTCCTGAAGCAGGTCCTTATATTTATGACACACCACCTGGTAGAGGAGATAACAAAGGATTAGTAAAAACAAGTTTTGGTTCTATTGGTGTAGCTGATGAAAAAATTCATAATGAAAAATTAGAAGAAGCAGGTTTAGAACCATTACCTAGTGATAAAGATTTATCTAGCACATCATTTGCACCTAAAGAAGAAGTAGAAGCAAAAGAAGTATTACCACCAGCTACAAATAGTGAAATAAACAATGTAAATAATATATTGGATTTAGCACAATTAGCATTTAAAAAAAACATATCAACAACACAAAAAAATAAACTTATTGGTTTATTTGGGTTTGATAGAGAAGCTGTAGATAGTCTTATACTTGCAGGTGATACTGCTGATGAAATAGATTACATTACGCAACTTAATGAAGAAGATGCTTTTATTAGAAACATAGTTAATAACAATATGGCTATAGCAAAAGCAGAAGAAGAAAAAAGAGATACACGATCTTTAGTAGAAAAAGAAACAGATTACATAAAAGAATATGTAGAAAACAAAACTAAAGGTATAGACCCAGGTGATGTTAATTACATAGAACAACTTAATGAAGAAATGGAGTATATTACTAATTTTGTAAACAATACTGTAAAGCCAAAAGTTAATCAGAAATTAAATGAAGGTAAAAATGAAAACGAAGTTGTAGAAGAAATAAGTAATGAAACTGCTGTTACAACAGTAACGACAACACCAACAGTAACGCCAACACCAACAGTTACGACACCTGGTACAAGTCAAATTACAAATACTGCATTTACACAATTTAACAATATACCTGAAAATGGATTGTTATGGGATGTTGGTGGTAGTTTTTACATAGTGTATGAAGTGCCAGGCTCACAAGGAGAACTGTACGAAGGTAATCCTATGTATATGGCATATGAGTTAAAAGATAATGATGTTTATGCAGCAGGTTTATTAACACAAGGTGAAACAGCACCACAACCTAATGCAACAATGGATCAAGCATTCTTTGATTCTATTGCAATAGTTACAGGTAACACTGACCAATTATCAGCAGAAATAGATAATCCTTTTGCTAGTTTTGTAGAAACAATTACAGAACAATCACAAGTTGCACCTTGGATTACAGACCCAGAAATGATTTCATTAATAGCTGAAGCAGCAGTTGAGGGTAGAACAGTTAGTGATGCAGAGTGGCAAACAACTAACTGGTATCAAACACATAATGAAAATGAAAGACAATGGTTAAGAACTTATTACGAAGATCCATCAACTGCAACACAACTTACAACTGATGCACAGATAGCAGTTGCTAACTCATTACAAGCAGCAGGTGTATCTAATGCACCAGAAGCACTTATTAACTGGGTTGCAGGTAAGTTTGTATCAGGTGAGTGGTCGCAGACATATACAACAGAACAAATTAGTTTATTTGCTGACCCATATGCTACAGGTAAAAGAGATACACAGTTTGAAAACTACTTATCTTCTACTGCTTTAACTGGTGTAGATAGAACAACAGAGAGAGAAAGAGAAGTTAGAGAGTTATATAGCAAATGGTTAGGACCAACATTAGGTAAGCTAACTGACCAAGAAACAGCAGAGATTGCAGGTAGATTACGAGATGACCCTGACTATCAAGACCAATTAGTACAATCATTAAAACAATCAAGACTTGCTGCATTTAGTAATTACACTAATCCAGAATTAACTTATGAAGATATTGCAAGACCTTGGAGAAACTTAACAACTTCTGTATGGGGTCAGACAGCAGATGAAACACAAGGTTG